CATTCAAACCTAACTTTTTTCTTGCAAAAGCTTGAGCTGAGTTCATTGAGTGTTGGTAATATAATGTCTTAACACCTAACTGCCATGCCTCAATAAGAAGTTTGTTAACATCCTTTGTCGGCATATCAGGTGATACCATTAAGTTTAGTGATTGTGATTGGTCAATATACGTTTGACGTACTGCCGCTTGGTTCACGATAGATGATTGGTTAATTTCAGCAAATGTTCTGAAAACATCTTTTTGCTCATCACTTAAGAAATTTAAGTGTTGTACCGAACCATCGGCTTGTTTAATACTGTTCCAAACATCTTTAGTATCCTTACCCATAGTGATTAATAAATCTTTAAGTACTGGGTTCTTAATAGTCACCTTCATCTTAGCAACATCTTTCACGTAACAGTTAGACCAAATAGGTTCAATTGATTGAGAAACCTGTCCAAGAATAAATGCCGATGATGTTGTGGGTGCAACCGCGTTAAGGGTGACGTTTCTACGACCATAACCTTTTAGGTATTCTGGTTCTCCAAACATTTCTGCTAATTTTTCTGACGCTTTGTAAGATTTTTCTTTGATGTGTTTGAAAACCTCAACATTAAGTCTTGCGGTCTCTCTCGTATCAAAAGCCAATCCTTTAGACTGAAGTAATGAGTGCCATCCTAATACACCTAAACCTAGTGCTCTTTGTCTTTTAGAGAAGTTATATGCTTTCTCTAAGTAGAAAAACGCTCTTTTACCCTCAATCGTCCCATTGTCTCTTAATTCTTCAATTTTAGTCAATAATTCAGTAACCACAACATCTAAGAACATTGTCATTATCTCAACTGCATCGGTGTCTTTCCATTCGTCATAGTGAAGTACATTCATTGATGACAGTACACATACGAACGACTCTTCCTCTGAGTTATGAAGTGCAATCTCAGAACATAAGTTTGAATTGTTAATTTTTGCACCTTTGTCTTTATATACGTCTACCGTATTGTTATTTGTCGTGTCATGGAACATAATATATGGATAACCAATCTCACCTCGTCTTTGGATAACTTTAGCCCATATCTCTCTTTTCTCAACATCACCCGAAATCATTTCATTCATGAAGTCATCAGTAACAGTTACTGCGTGTGTTAAATTTTGAATAGTTGAACCTTCAGTCCCAATCTCTAAGTACTCCATAATGTCTGGATGTTCAACAGGTAAATACGGTGAGAAACGACCTCTTCGTGTCGACCCTTGTGATATATTATCTACAACACTCTCAAAAAGGTTCATAAAGTGTACCGCTCCAGGTGCCAATCCATTATCCGTAATCTTAGTGCCACGTCCTCTAATGTTACCAAAGTAACCTGAGGTACCTCCACCCATTTTAGACATCTCACCAACTTCCGCTTGTGTGTATAAAATTGATTCTATGTTGTCACCAATGTTAGACCCAAAACAACTTACAGGTAACCCTCTCTCCTTACCAAAGTTAGCCCATACAGGTGACGATAAAGAATACCATCCTTTACCCATATAGTTATAAAATTTTTCGGCAAAACCTTCTACACCTAATAGTTTTTCAGCGTGTTCTGCAATCGTTTTTATTCTATCTATTGGTTCTTCACCCTCACTTAAATATCCTCTACGTAAAAAGGTAATGGATTCTTCATTAATCCAATCAAATGGTTTTCTATCTTTCATTATATGTTTATATTTTTTTGTTTTTTAAAATAAATCGTTCGATGTAATCGATTTAGACTTCTTACTATAATTAATACTTCTCTTATTAAAGAAATCGGTATGTTTTGTTGTTAATATCTCGTCGTCAAACCACTCTGTAGTTTCTAATAATTTTTCATTGATTTCAAATATACTGTCAACACCAATGGAATTTAATGATACGTTAAATCTGTGTTTAATAAATTCCATTGTTTCATTTTTAGTTAAAAACTCTAAGTCCCCCTCCTCAAATATCCATTCAACAATTTCAGATTCCGCGTCATAAGCTTCCATAGTTGCAATGATTAAGTCCTCTTTTAATTCGTCTGTCCACCAACCAGGGTTTTCATTCTTAATTAAATTAACTAAGTCAAAACCAAACCCTGCATGTATGTTCTCTTCTTTCGATGTTGCTTCAACAGCGTTACTAATACCTTTTAACATATTCTTATGTTTATTAAAAGACATTATCACTAAGAATTGTGAGAACAACGATACATTCTCTACAAACATAGAGAATAAAACAATAGATTCAAAATATTCTTTGTTTTCTACTGCTTTTGAGTTCGTTATCGCCTTTTCTAAGTATTTGATTCTTTTACGAATTGCCGGTACCTCTAATAATGTTTCAAATTCACCATTCAAACCTAATAATTGAACTAAGTGTGAATACGCATCCGCATGTCTAACCTCTGACTCAGCAAAAGTAGCACCAACATTACCAATCTCTGGTTTTGGCATTCTTTTGTAAATGTCCCCCCAAAAAGCCTTAACCGCTATCTCAATTTGTGAGATAGCTAACATCGCTCTTTTAACTGAAGTTCTTTCTTTCTTATCAAGATTTACTTTAAAATCCTGAATATCTGAGGTGTAGTTAAATTCTGTATGTACCCAATATGAGTGTCTAATCGCATCAACATACTCATTTAGATTTGGATACTCATAAGGTTTTAAGTTAGTTCTTTTTGTGAAAATGTTTGGACTATTACTTTTACGGTAAATAATGTACTCTTTAGCTACATTATTAAGACCATTATCCATAAGTTTATTTTCAACCATATCGTGAATCTCGTCAACGTGAGGAACTCTATCAGGTTCACCTCTAAAAATTCCTTTTCTAGTGATTCTGGCAATTTTGTCAGCCATATCATCATCAATATTTCCGACTCTTTTCATTGCTTTTAATACGGCATATTTTATTTTTTCAGATTGGAATATTACTTTCTCCCCACTCCGTTTAATTACATAATTAGTTTCTTTACCATTCATAGTAGTTATACATTTATTATTTTATTTATATTGTTTTTTAGAGTCCGTTACGTACCTTACGTTTCTCCATAAGGTCTTTGATTCTATCCCTTTGTTTCTCTTCTCTTTGTTCTTCAACACCTAAGAATGTCATACTTTGTTCAGTATCGATAACCAACATTTCATTGTCATACTTACAATTTTCAAAAACCACACCGTCTTTTCCGATACGTGACTTTGTGATTGCTATGGTACCTAAGTTCATTTCTTTTTGTTGTAATGACTTAGCCACAGTAATGATTACGTGTCCAACTTGTGCTTTCTTAATTGAACCACCCATTTGGTCAGTAGTAACAACTTCCGAAGAAATAGATGAACGATTTCCTTGAGTTGCTGTCCATCCTACGATATCTAATTCGTGACACATTGCCTCGAACCCTCTCATTACAGAACCTTCACTCTTCCATTCATCACCTAAATTCTTATCAGGTGAAATACAATCGATATAATCAATAACTATCATATCAATTTTGTTTCCTTCCGCTATCATCTTTCTGACCTGATTCTTTATTTGGCTCATAGTCACAGTATCTGAAGGTAGTTTTTTCAATGTTAAAGAGTTTATAGTATTCTCTTTAATCTCTTTAACTTTATCCATAACCTCATCTCTACGTCCCGATAAGTTATCAGGTGCAATACCTGTCCATAATGTGAAGTGTTTACGTTGGATAATCTTCGGGTTGTCCTCGAAGAATACCTGTAACACATTGTAACCTAAATTAAACGCATTATTAGCAATTTTCGTAAGGAATGTAGTTTTACCTACACCTGTTGGTGCTAAGATTACACCTATCTCTCCTTTAGCTAATCCACCCTTCATAAGGTTGTCAATACCCGCTACACCAATCGGTATCGGATGGCGATAATCGTCGTCTAATACCTCATCTAAATTTGCAAATACGTCAGCGGTACCAGAATCAACTTCACCAACTTGTAGAGCTTCTCTTACCATCTCCTCTAAATGGTCATATGACTCAAAATCACCTTTATCTATGATTTTTTGTGCCTTTGACATTACCTTCTGTAACTCTTGTTGTTTACAGAATTTAAGTGATTTTTCCTGTACAAAAGTCGACCCTTCAATAGGTGACTCTTTTATCTCATTTATCATGTCAAACACCATTTTCTGAGCCATAGGTGAAGAAATTTCACTTTTAGTTAGTTGCTCAAGCGTTGCAAACGTAGGGGTATGTTCATACTTAATATGATACTCCTTAATCATTTGCATAATGATTTTAAAATATTGATTATCAAAGTACTTCGGGTCAATCACATCAACAATGGAATTGGCAAAGTCTTTGTCAACTACTATGTTATTTATAAGCTGTATTTGAAACGAGTTACCTAGATAACCGAAGTTTTTTTCTTTTGACATGTTAATTAATTTTCTTTAAGGTAAAATATAAATATAGTTAAACTAAGCTATAGTTCATGTACTCGTATGTTAAATCTTCAGACGAGAAAATCTCAGTTAAACCCCTAAGTACACTTTTTAGTTGCGGACGTATGTCTACGGTATATCTTATCTTAGGTGGGTACAATTTTCCGTCGAAAACTCTATGACAAATTGTCTCTTCACCGAGTCTAATTTTTACGTGGAAGTTCTCTTCACCATCAGTATTTGATGTGTCTAAAATAGATGAGTCCACCGCAATTTGATTGTAGTGGTCCAACAGATACATGTTAGTTCTTTCTTTCAAGATATCGGTTAAATCATGTGTGAATTCATTAACAAAGTCGATTACATCAATACTCTTTCTTGCAATTGGATTGTATCCTCTTACATTAAAGTATCTTTGAACAACTATGTTCTCATTTAACATTAGGAGAAACTCCATCTTTGTTATGTCGTTTTTTTCTTTCATTTTTTTAAATTTTGTTTTTGTAACGTTTTTTTTCTTTCCTTGTTAATTTCATAAAAGGTGTTATAAAATCTACCCAACCATCATCCTGTTTAGGTAAGTATTTGAAGATTCCATCCTTCATCATCATTCTCATTAGATTCTGATATCCTCTTCCTTCTGGGTCTAACTCTTCTGTGTAGTAGAGTTCAACCAACTTCATACCTTCATCACTTATCATTGGGTTTGACAAATCTACGATTTTTTTGTTAATATCAAAGAATTCATTACCTAAAACCCCCCTTTTAGTTTTTCCTTCAATGATACTTTGTATAATCTTTCTTTTGTCTCCCTCAGATTGTAGGTCTTTAGCACGTTGTATAATATCGTCAACAGATGTGACATTGTCCATTATCTCAGGAAAAATCTTAATGAAAGTCTTCTCACCCAATAAATAAATACCGTCAATATTGTCAGACTTATCCCCCGATAAAATCTTAAATGTAGTTATATTATAATGTGGTAATGAAATATCCTTTAAAGGGATACTATCCCCCTTTTTATAAAGGTTCTTATGGTTAGGTGAGTAAACCTCCACATTGTCCGAGATGAGTTGTGTAAGGTCCTTATCTGATGAAAATATAGTTTTGTATTCGTCTTTAGATATGTTACAATAATGTGCTATTGAATCATCCGCTTCGCATCCATCAATGGACACCTGACGGATAAACATCTCTTCTAAATACTTCTTAACTCTTGACATCTGCCATTCAAATGAAATTTGCTGTTGTTCGTTAAGACTTCTTTTTCTATTTCTCTTGTATTGTTCTAATAAGACTCGTCTCGACACTGAATTATCTTCGGCATCCCAAAACACAATTATTTTATCATAGTTATGTTCTACTAAGAATTTTTTTAAAGTATTCGCAAAGTGAAAAATACCACCAATGTGGTTTCCCTCATGGTAGAGTTCCCTCACTCCGTGAAATCCAATTTTAAATAAATTATTTCCGTCTACTAATAGTGTGTTTGTCAAGTTACCTTTAATTATAGGTTAGACTTCTCTGACTTCTTCTAGTTTGTAATCTCCGTCAGTTCCGATTACTTCTTTCCAATACTCCGCCTGTTCTGACTTATATTGTTCAATTGACTTCTTTTCTTCAATTGATTCTTTACCTGCTAAGAATCCGTGTGGTGTTACAATGATTTTACCATCTTCATAACCTAACCCATTTATGTGGTTCTTCATGACAGATATTTTTGTTCTAACCGCAAACTTAATCTTTCTCTTATCTTTGACCGCAGCAATCTTGTTTGTCCCTGCGTTTTTCTGATTACCAAATAGAAACACTAATGATGAGTTTAACCATATCGCCTCACCACCTTTAGCTTTAATCTTAGGTTGACCAAAAGGGTTATCGGGTAGTTCAACCCATGGTTGATTAACAATCAATAATGTGTTCTCATATTTTGAATCTGATTTTCTAGTGCCTGATATACGTTGGTTAATACCCATACCTATCTTATCCGCTAATGTTGCTGCGTTGTGTTGTTTACCACCCTTACCATCAAAAGTCATCTTACAAGGTACAGAACCAACAGAGTCCCATAAGAATAATAAGTCGTACTCTATCTCACCTTTTTCCTGAGCATCTAATAACTCATTAATGTAGTCAGTAATTTGTTCTATATATGAAAAGTTATTACTGAATAGGAAAAACCCATCCCATTCTAATTCACCCGTTTCCTCATCAACCACTTCCTCACATTCAAAACCCATCAATTTAGCATGGTCAAAAGACCATTTCTGTTCTGTAATTATAAAAACAGGTAAAACACTTTTTTTCTGTGCATCAACCGCAGTTTTTACCAACGCAGTTGTTTTACCCGTGTCTGAATGACCTAAGAACATATTTAAATGACCCATTGCCGGTCCTGGTACACCTACAGCATCCAAAAATGCACCCCCTAAATCAAAAAACCTTTGCGGTTTATACTTTGCTGAAGTAGAATATTTCTTCTTCAGCGAACTGAAATCTTTTTTCTTTATTGCCATATTTTTTTAAATGATAAAGGCGGTAACGACACGAATATCGTTACCACCATGTTAGTTTGTATTAAAACGGTAAGTCCTCATCCACATCCATTTTAGATTGTGGGTCTTCAACTTTTCCTGTGTTCGTGTCAGATGATACACCTCCACCGAATGATGTTTGTTCTTGTGTGTCATTACCATAAACATATTTTTTCAACTCAGTATCCCAAACAGGTGTCTCACCTCTAGATATTGCTTCTAAGTATTCGACAGGTTTCTGTGCGTAAACATCTTGCCATGTCAACTCATCTTCAACCCACTCAGTCATTTGAGACTTATCAGTATGAATTGGTGTTGGGTCATCATACATAATAGTCTTAACTACTGTGTACTCAATACCTGAAGGTGTTTTAGACTTAGATAGGTCTACGATTAAATCACGACCTTCATTTGCATCTGTCACATCACCTTTTTGCTTCCAAATTGGGATGATTTTATCTAAGATTCCTTCTTGTTTGTAGTTATCTTTAAATCTCCAAAATTTTGGTCCGTGGTCTTCATTATCTCGGTCAATAACTTTAACTATGTAAAATTTACGAGGACGATACTGACGCGCCAATTCTTTATCAGAATCTTTACCCGTTGACATTAATTCTTCGTGTACCTCAGTAAGTGGTGAACGTTCTCCGTCATTCTTTCCTGGGTCGAATAATTTTGTCCACTTTCCGTCAATTTGAACTTCGTGATACCATACTTCTTTAAATGGTGATGAACCGTCAGGTGTTGGAAGGATACGAATAACCTTTTGTCCTGATTTTGTTCCTTTAGGAAGATACGTCGTAAAGTATCTTTTCAATCTGTCTTCTTGAGAGATTTTGTTACCACCTCCACCTGTAGTGTTGGTGTTTTTTTCGTACTGTGCTAACACAGCATCTAATGCATTTGCCATAATTTTTTCTTTTTTTTCTTATTAATTGTTTCGCTTAAACTCATATACAAATATAGTGATTAATTTATTAAAGTCAAACTCTCATAAATAAAAAAACCACTCATAATGAGTGGTCTTTAAAATAAAAAATTTTGGTATATATGTCAAATGACCGTTACTTATCTAAGTCAGGACCAAATGATTTACGAATTTCTGAATCTGAATAATTTTCAACTTCATCTGAAGTTAGTATATACTCATTCTTACCTGTTTTTTCCATTTCATCTGATTTGTCATCAAAGAAATCACTTAACTTTTGGGTATAAGGATAACTATCTAAACTTCTTAATTGCAATTTTTCTTCAGGTGACTTCTCACGATACTTCTCGACCTTAGCTTCAATATCATTAATCTTAGTCAAAATTTGGTCCATCTGTGAAAGTTTACCCTCTAAATCAGATAACTTACTAAACATGGTATCCATATACTCATCTTGCTTATCAGATATTTCAGTTTGTTTATTTACTAAATCTGTTATCTCTAACTCTTCAGTATCACCACCTACGTCCATAGATTCTGTTTCACCTTCGTCATTGACTTTCTCCACATCGGGGTCTGATTCTACATCTATAGGTTCAGGTATCTCTTCAGCACCTGACTCCATATCTAAATCACCACCTAAGTCATCGGCAGGTTCAACAGGTTCTTCCTGTTCTCTTAAGTACCCATTAATTGTGTTGTGTCTCTTAAGTTCTTCTAATATTTTATTATCTATCGACATAATCTTTTTTTTTACCCGTTAAGTAATGTCTTTACACCATGTGGTGTTTCAACTCTTAAGGTTCTATTAACCTGTCTTGAGTTATCGACTCTTTCAATAAGTCCATCTCTCATACTAACAGTATAACAGTCACCTGTATCTAAGTCACAAACCTCCTTGTAACCATTTCCGGCATCTTTCTCAGTAATTCTCGTATCTTTTGACAAATACTGGTCTAATAATGTTTTTACATTCATAATATTACTTTTCTATATAAATATAACAAAAATCCAATTTATTCTATTATGTTGATGCATACCACTTAATTCCTTTATCGAATATCGGTATCACCTCCTCATATCTTTGTTTAATATTTTTTTCGTTTTGATTTGTGGGATTGGTTATTATCCTATTAAATTCAGTATCTGAGCTTATTTGTGAATAATAGTACTTAATGTAAATCTTAGCATATAACTTTTCATTTTCATTCACGTATTGAGGCGAACCGAGTTCTGACATGTCCGCATATACTGAAGAGGTGTTAAATGTTGCTTTAATCCCATCCATACTCTTTTTCCAATCACTAAATGATGCGATTGGTATATTTTCCCCGTTACTATTAACGCA